TGCAGCGGCGTGAATTCCTTTGCCCTTGATGCAGCTGTATGTATCAGCAGTAAATGTTGATACAAACAATGGCTCCAGTATATTCATCACCGCGTGGTGAGTGATGCGGTCGGGGAAATACGGGAGCCGGAATATTAGCCGCTCCTTTGGTTCGAAAATAGTGAAGGTTGTATATTCCGACGTCATGTATGTTTTGTTTTTCAACATTTCGTGAAGTTGCTGGATATTTGACACGCGGTTCATGTCGTGGTGAACCACTCCGGGCTGGCTGATCTTTCCGCGCCTTGCAATTGAGTCGGCCAGCTCAAGGTTCTCAATACTGATGATTTGTTCAAATAAATTGTTTTTTCTGTTCATTTGCCTTTGCTTTAAGAGGTCGTTTTCGCCCGATTTTCATCGGGCTACCAACGCCCCGTTAAATGATTTATTTTTTGCCTTGCTGGCAGGGTTTACACCGGAAAAACAGCATAGGTGAGAGCCGACATGCGTAATCGTGCGACCGTAAACGTAGCGCGAACGCGAAAAACCGAACCCCGAAGACAGAACCGACAGCAACCGGTGTACAACCTTTTATTCAGTTATTCGCTGTACAAAAAGTAATCTTTGTACAACTCTTCAAATTGAGTGGCAATGTAGAGCGCCTTTTCGATTGAATCGGTGCAAAGGCGAGAGCCGACAGTCGAAGTCGTGTGACCGTAATCGTAGCCCGAATGCGAAAAACCGAACCCCGAAGACAGAACCCTGAACCAGGGATAGTATTTATACTGGCTCCCGTTGCTCCAATCTGGGAGCCAGCCGTTGTTAATTGCCTTGACAACCACCTTTAGTTTTTTGTAAGCGGCCTCGTCCGGAGTATCGTTTTCGGTGGTGATGCTGCCGGGATCGTAGCCTAACTTGTAGCAGGCATCTTCAAATGTTTTGATTTCCTCGTAGTCCTTGGGCTGAAATGTTTCGGCACCAAATTCTTCATCGAGTTTTTCTTTCGGCCAATCGGGAGCTGCTGGGTAAAGCGTTTTTGCTTCATCAACGGAAATTTTCATATTTTTATACTGATTTTGTGGGCTTTCGCCCGGTTATACATGCCCTCCGTTCGCCGTTCGCACCGGCTGCGGAGGGTTTTAATTAATTTGCTTTTTGCATTTCGGCTGCCGCCGCGTCAAGATCGTAAGGGAATACGTCAACAATTGGGCTCACTGCAATTGAAAGAACCACATACGGTATTACCATAAACGAAAGGCTTTCTTCAAGCCGTTCAAGAGCTTCTTTAATGTCATCGGCCATTAACAGGTAAGTGGCTTTTATCCGCTTTTCGCGGCCTGCCTCTTCATCGATTGTTACAAGGCTGATTGTGGCTTTAAACCAAAATTCGCCACTGTCAAACGGAAACACTTCAGCAATTCTCGACTTGCTGATATTTACAATACCAAATTCACCGCCTATAACGGTTTCCATCATTTGTTTTGTGATGCGCGATTCGGCATCGGTGTAAGAAACGGCGTCAAGCAGGAAACTTTCGTTTACCAAACCTTCAGAACCATTTTCATTTACCTTGTGATACTTTACTTTACTTTCGAACCATGTTTGCATAATAAGTTTGTTTTGAATTGTTGTGGCACTATTGCCATTTGCGCCCGGACTGGGAATCGAACCCACATTCCTTCGGTTTAACACACCGATGCTCTGACCACTGAGCTTTCCGGGCAGAAAAGTGAGGCGCTTTAAATGCTATGAGATATATAATTAAAGAATTGCGCCTCACTTTGAACTAATTGTTAATATGAATGAACAACCGGCTTTTGTTTAGGTGCCGGAACCATTTATAATTTATAATTTATAATTTTTAATTTTCACCGGTTTTACCTGAATACCTCAAAGTTGAGTTCGAAACCTTCAGGGAATTCGGCTGAAGTAATTGAGAGCGCCACGCTCTGTTTTGTGCCGTCTGGCAGGGTTGTTTCGGCCTCTATAAAGAAAGCTGAGCGAACTGGCTTGTATGATTCGCGGATGATTCTAACGCCCTTTGTGAGTTTTTCGTCGTTGCGTTTATCTGCCATGTTTTGCAGCTCTATCACGCGGCTGGGTTTCAGGTTTCCCTTTGCGTCCTTTTTCAGCAGCTTCTGAATTGTTTCCACCAGGAACGCGGTTTCTTCGTTGATTGATAAGCTTGCAATAAATTCGTTAACTAATGAAACACCCTCGTTTATGGTGTCGTCATACTGGTCAACAATGCGGTAACCCAGCGTGATGGTGTTGCCGTTATCATCAGAAAATGAGTGTCCCTGCTGCCCGGCCTTTACGCCAAACAGGGTTTGTTTCATTGCTATAAGTGTGATGAAACTGCCGAAAACCTGCGATTTTGCAAGACTCAGAATGCTGTTAACCTCCTGAAGTGAAACGATCTGTTCGCCTACGGTATGTTTTACAAGGTCCTTGTAAGTTTCTATCTCGCGTTCGGCGCGTTCTTTTTCGGCGCGTTTTTTTGCTGCAATTTTTTGTTCAAGCAGTTCAATTTGTTCTGTAGTTAAATCTTCAATTTCAATTTCTTTCATTCTTTGTTACTTTTATTGATTATTAAATGTTTATTCCAATATGTTTTTCAACGCGATTTCAATAGCTGTTTTTGTTTCAGCATTTACAGTTGTGCAAACCCGTTTCAGGTTGTATTCAACCATTAGCTGAAACAGATCGGATGCTTTTACCTCTTTGTTTCCAATTACAACTGCATCATCAGTATATTCAACCCATTTGCTTTCGTTGTGATAGCGGCTTTCCCAGCGGCCAAAAGTGCGCGGTTCAATCTGGTAGCCATGACTGCGTAAAAACACGGCTATTTCTTTAGGTGAGAAAAATATATGTAGTTGCATAGTCCTTAGTAATTAATCAGGTTGGTTGGCCATTCAAAATATACAGGCTTCAATTCTTTCATTTCCGCCACATACAAAAACCCCTTATCGGTTCGCACGAAATACATATCTGTAATTTCTTCGTCTTCGCCATTTTGCCGCACAGTTCCTTTTATCCACACGCTTGTCGATCCGCTTTCTATACACACAAAGCAGCGTCTACCTTCCGGGTCGGCATAAAAGTTCCTGGTTATATACCAGCGTTCAAAAGCCACATACACTGCTATAACCGCTGCCAGAATAATGATCATTATAATTGCTTCCATTTCACCTAAGAATTGATTATTGCACTTGTTCCGGCTCAACTTTCCACTGTCCGCGCACACGTTCAGATGCTACTCTGATATGGTGATCGAGAATATTCAGTTCACGGAGTTTATCAAAACTGTAGGCCGTTAGTAACTCGTTATGCATCAGTATGCGTTTTTCTTTCATGTTCTCCAGTTTTACTTCAAGTTTTGCTCTTGATTCGTCTGGCTGTAATGCTGCACTCATAGATTTTTGATTTTGTGATTATTTCAATTTTTATTTTTATTGATTTCCCTTTTTGCGTTAATTCCCAACCATTTGGTAAAAGTTGAGTAAGAAATATCGAATTCGTCCCTGACGTAACTGGAATATATTTTTGTCAGGGGCAACCCTTTGTGATCATTTTGAACTTCCTGCACAAACTCCTGAAACTTCAGGACCCGTTGCAAGTGATATTTCTTGTTATAAGCCATTCAGTTCAGGAAACTTAAGATTTCAAGCTCCTCAGCCGTAATCTGGTTGACAGCCTTAAAATCTTTTTGCTTATTTAAAAAAGTGTGATAGATATTCCGCAGGCGTTCAGCGGGGATATCGTTAAATCTCCTGTACCCTGTGGCCCGGCACGCAATTGCTTTTATACCGTGGGCGTCGCCCTCCTGGTTAATTGTTTTCAGCCAGCCACCGATGGAGGCCATAACCTGCTTTCTCAACTTATCAAGGGCAGGGGCCTTCGGGTTATTGTCGCGTTCGAGCGCGTTGCACAGTTCCGACAATTCCTCAACCGACAGGTCGAGCGAACTTTCAACACCGAAGCTCTCAATAATGGCGGCTTTATCCTCTTTACCAAGTCCTAACCTGGTGGCAATGGTGTGGTATTTTTTAATCAGCCGCGCATGTTCAGTTGTTGTTGCTGTTGTTTTCATATCCTGATAATTTTTAATTTTCAATTTCTAATTTCTAATTGTCTTATTCTCCCCAGTACATTTCGCTCATTTCCTCGTTAATGGTTATTTCTCCGGCTGAAGCACTGTACCTTGATGTTACAAAAACCTTTAATCCTTTTACCCTGCAATACACCTCGCAAAGCTTTTTTATCAGTTTGGCGCAGGCCGGATAAGGTTCGTTTCTGTCCTCGTGCGAAACAAAAATGATCAGCTTGTGCGGAAACTTTGAGTACAAATTCTTAATAGCTAAATCACCTTTGAATTCATCCGAGTAAATAGTTGTATTGTCAATGAAAATGATCTCTGCCGACTTCGGTTTTTCAAGTTCTTTAATGAGGTCGGAAAGCTCCGTGTATCCATCCCAAAGTATCCTGGTGGCTTTGGTAATTCCCGCTCTCTCACATGCGAGCCTGAATGAATCTTTTAAGCCCTGTTCGGCAGAAATATACCTGACCCTGTAGTTATGCGATAAGTCTTCAGCCATCATTAGTGCAATTGTTGTTTTTCCATTTTTGTCCAATCCATATATTTGCCATATTCCAGTTAAAACTGCCTTTTCACCGATTGCGGTTCGTAGCACGTCACTTCTGAAAACTATTGGCTTTTGAGGCCTTTTATCAAAAAAGTTTCGCGTAGTCAGAGATCGCGTCATGCGCTATTCGTTATCTGTCAGTTCGCAAATACCGTCGTTCAGGTGATTGAGCATTTCGCTTAGCCGCTCAGTTTCTTCGGCGTATTCCCTTCCCTCCTGAGATTCATGCCAGCGGTCGCCATGCGAGGCGTAAAACTTATTGCGGCTTTCAACTGCCTTTTCAATGGCTGCGATTAACTCTTTGGTTTTTTGTATGATTCGTTTCATTTATTGGTTGATTTTTAATGACTAATGACTGGTGACCTTATTCCGCCTCCCTGCTTAAAATCAGTAAGCTTTCAGCCCTGCGTAATCCGCCAATATGGTCTTTTGAGTCATTCGACAGGCAACGTTTTGCAATTGTGTTGATTTGGTCAGGATCGCAATTGTTCGCGCTCAGAACATCGGTAATCAGTTTTTTGTAAAAGGCGTTGCGGTCCTGCTTTTCGCGGGGAACGATGGTTGAGAATTTTTCTGAATACCTGGAAAAGATTTCGGCATATCCAACCTTTTTATTGGCAATGCCACGCTCAATTTTAGCCCTCAACCCGTCAGCTCCCATCATGTACCAGCCGCAATAGTTTTCAGTGGCATTCCAGAGTTCTTTCAGTTCCAAAAATGCTTCATATTCCAGGTCACCGGCTTCGTCGATAATTACAACCGGCTGGCTGATGCTCTTTAGGTAAAATTTAAGGGTTTCCTTAACAGCAAAATATTGTCCTTTGCTTTCGCCGCCAACGGTTTTGGCCAGAAGCCTGATAAAAGCCTGTTTGGTCTTCGCCTGTGAAGCGTCCACATAAAAACAGTTCTTAGTCGTGCGGCTCAGGTATTTGGCGGTGAAGGTTTTGCCTATTCCGCAGTCATCTACACAAATCATAGCTTTTGCATGAGCCTTGCAGAAAAGAACGCCGGTTTCGATCATCACAAAAACGTCGGTACGAGCTACATTCCATTTACGGTCCTCGATGGTGATACCAAGTTGCTGGGCCATCATAATCCATTGCGTCGTGCGCATAAGTCCCATGTGCTCGCCTTTTTGCAGACGCGACCAGATAGAGGCCGAAATACCGAACGATTTGGCAAAGGCTCCGTCAGTTCCGTCAAAAAGACTCCGGCGCTCGATAGCGGTTTCGATAATCTTTATTTTGAATTCGGTAGTAAGTGTAATAGCTGACATAATTTGTTTGTTTTTATTGATTAGAATGTGTCGTATAAATCCTTATTAAAGCTCGTTTCAATGCCTTTGAAAAAATCGTCTTCCTCTTCCGGCTCTTCCATTATCTCAATCGGCTCCATGCGTTCGCTAATTGGTTTGCGGATGCCGGAAATCCTGAATTTATTATTGAGTGTCTTCGGGGTATTGTCGATCACGGTTACGCGGTCAACTTTATTCTTTTGTCCTTTGATGTATGCGTCAACCGAGGATACATATTTTGCCATTGCCGTGTAATTCGCAGCATCTTCGGGTGTGCGCTCAATTTGTGCTTTGTTGTGAGCCGGTTTGGCAACCGCCTCGCAAACACAGCGGTCGGTACCGCGCAAATAAACCAGGGCTTTCATAATCTCGCCATCATTACCGTCGAGCCAGTAAACGTCAAGCTCTTTCCCTTCGATCTGGTCCATCAGGTTGGTCAACCGGTTACTGTAAGCCAGCTTTCCGTTTTCGCCAATCAGGTACTTTTTATTGTTCAGGGCAATTTGACCAACGTTGCACGATGTTTCGGTTTTAAATCCGAGGTATGGAAGGAAAGCCCGCCAGTTGGTTGGTTTTACGTCCGGATTTTGCATTTCAGTAAAAACTTCCCAGCGTGTTTTGCCTTTGATTTTTGAGTGCTCCATGTTATTCCAGGTCTCAATATCTTTCAGACAACCTTCAGCAAGCAAGTCGTATGGCACAAACGGTTGTGGCTTTGCTCCGGACTGATTTGGTTCTGAAAGTGCAAACGGACGGGCTAACCAGCCTTCGCGTTCCTTTTCAAGGTCATAACGTAACGGGCGGTAATATGCCTCAATGCGTTTTCCACGTGCGTTATTGGCTTCAATGTGGGTAAACTGGAACATGTTCCCCTCCTGAAGAAAAGTATTCAGAAACGAGCTATTTAAACTCATTTCCCCTTCTAATTCAGCCGGAAGATTAAAGCCCCATTCGGTATAATTGCGAACCATCTGCTGGTAAAAATCAATGATAATTCCCTCTTTATTTTGCCCGTAAACCCATGTCGTGAAAGCTTCAGAACCCAAATCAATTGCATTGTAAAACCACATGCGTTTCCCCTTTGCATATTCGAAAGGAGGCTGGCGGTCATCGACAGATATGATTGAGTTTGAAAATTTAGGCTGAATCATGTCATGATATGGCCTGAATTTCGACATCCAAACCTGACGGTTCCCCGAGCGGATAGTGTGGGTGCCAACTTTTGAAGTCCATTTGGCCAGGTAATTCTTAATAGTAGCCTGAGACAGTTTTGGGAATTCCTTCGGATCGTACATTTCACCAGTTGAGTTGTTAATTACCTCGACATAGTCGGTCAAAAACCCCTCGTACTGGCGTGATACTTTAGTGGCTGTTGGTTTATCCGTCTGGTAAGCAAACATCGA